CGCGGCCGCACGTATATCCATTATATTCTTGACATTTTATGTGTTGGTGTTTGGGAATTTATCGGTGGCCGGCATGTGGTGGTTTATTCTCATTATCGTGATGCTGTTCATCTTTTTCTACTTGAGCAACGTATTTTCCTCTTACGAATGGTGCTGTAAAGAACATATTTTGTGTCATTTTATGGCACATATTTTTGCGTGTTTGTCTATAACATTTACCTACGGGTAAACCGGTAGCTTACACTACCCCCGTCATTGGTCCAATTTTTCTCGGATTACTTTTAGTTCGTCCTGGATATCTTTTAGCATGGTTAAAATGGTGGAAACGTCCGCCGAATACATGCTCGCGTTGCCATTGGGTTCCAGCTCAATAACCACATTGTTGGAAACGTCGGCAAGCGCGATGGATTCCCGAATTTCCACATTCTTGGTTTTACGGGGACGACCGGTTGTCGCCGTAGGCGGAGGTGGAGGTGGTGGTGGTGGAGGAAGTATCCCCGCGGTAGGAGGGGCAAATGTTGCGACATCCAGTTCGCGTTGACGCAGCTGCTGTTGAATCAACTCGTCCATGTTTTCAATGACCGGGTCCTGAACGACTTCGCGAAAATTGGGTTCGGGGGGTGTGGGTCGGTTCAACATGGTGTCGTATTCACGCTGGCGGTTTTCCAAGACATTGTTCGATACCGTTCGGTTCTCAAAAATGGGGGCTCGTGGGCGGGGTGTCAAATGTAAATTCCATTCGTCGCGATGTTCAGCAGGAATATCTCGAAATGCCGATGCCGTCGACGGGGTACCGTCCCACGTGGTTGAGGCGGGTACAACCAGTTCGTTATCGTCGGGGTCCGGGGGAATCAGACGGTTCTTACCGAAATTGACTTTTCGTCGCGGGATACCCGTTTTCCCGGTATACAAATAGGACGTTTGGAGGATATGTAAGTTGTCTTTCATATATTCGACTGTTTGGCGGTTCAGGTTCTCCAGCGCGGAGCGGTTCAATGTAACGTTTCGGTTTTTTTCGTAAAATGTTTGTATAACCGTTTTGAACCATCTTTCTTGGGCGTCCGTGGTGGGATGAACTTGGTGTAACAGTGGTATATTTTGGGCGACATTCCACAACAGTCTCTGATTTTCTTGTTGTATATATTTTGCCATGACAACACAGGAACCCTACGATGACGGAGTTGTATGAAATATGATAAAACTCGTCTCTATCTTTTTATGTGGATTTTTCCTATCATGTATACCGGCGAAGATTTGAGTCCGCATCCCTTTGGGGTGCTCCATTCAAATCTGTAACTGATCACACAGCGGAGGGTGTAAAAATGATGGTAGCATCAAACCCGCAGTTTAGGTTGGATGGTGAACCCGTACACTACCACCTTTTCCGGTTCCTTCGGTTGGCCTTTCCAATTTTCACGCATAGTGATGAGTTCTTCTTCGGTTTCCTCAATCGTATCGCGTGCGTAATTTTTCAAAGCATCTACCGTATTCCCCCGAATATCGTCAAACACGTATACTTTGTAGACGGGTTTTTCCGGATTGATACGCGAAGTACGCACCACGGCTTTCACATGTTTCTTGAACGATTTCCCGCCTTTACGGGGGCGCGCGGAGCGTTTCAAATGTTTTCTCGTGTTTTTCGGGGCTTTTGACTTTTTACGCGGGGGGATATTTTCTGAAAATGGCATGCCCGATTTTGAATGACAATGCACGTATATATAATCTAGTCATTAAAATATTTCCAGCGCAAATTTTCCACAAATTTGTCGGGAATGCGATGCCGGCGGAAAAACCGGATTTTGTCAAACGTTCCCCCTTTTTTTCCGGCACCTGCTTCCGCGGAATCTGGAGAACCCACCAAAAGGGTAATCACGAAAAACAGAGAATACATGCCGCATTCGGTGTTACTGTACTGGTGCGTCATGGGATAATTTTCATAAAATTTGAAACGAATGGGCTTGTTTAAATGCTTGCCTTGCTGCTTAATACGTTTGACTAAACGCATGATTTCGGGGGGAATTTTATCACCCGCGCTATCAAAATAAAAAATGAACGGTTTATTCTTGTCCAGGTCGATAAAGAGAGACACCCAGTGAGTCCCCGGACCGGTGTGTTTATCTAAATTGAAAATGACGGCTATTTTACGGTGTTTTTTCTCCAAATGAGATTTCAGAGAAAATTGACACAGTTCGTCCGTTACGCATTTAGACGTGTGGTTTATCGGAGCGTCAAAATCGATGAACGACGGACCGATGAATTCAAATTCGGGATATTTATCTTCGTATTGCGTGAGAACATTGAAAATGTCGTAATTGGACAACCATTCGTTGGGATTGTATTTCCATTCTTTGGGGTGTTTTGGCGCAAAGACGTAATCGTAAATGCGCTTGCGTAATTTATCGTCGTTCAGTTGACGTAACCAACAGTCCTCCTTCTCGCAACTGGAGAGCCGTTGACGCAGCTCCTTGATAATTTTTTGGGGGTCGGTTTCCTGGATAGGATCATCGCGGTGCGTGTGATTGTAATCGGATTTGATTTTTAATAAAATATCGGGGGTGAAACAGGTGTCCTTGGCGGCAGTTTTGCCATCTATGGCGGGATGGCAATTCATGGTCGGTCCTTTCGCATTTTTTCGGGTTTTTCTGGTAATATTTTGGGTAGATTTCCGGGTATGTTTATCATTCTTGGTAGCCGTTCTCCAGAGGAATGACATGGGTCTATCACTATACATAGTGTGAAGATTAATTTATTTGCGAAATTTTTTGCCGGAAAACGCGCGCAAATCTACGGATAATTGCGCGCGGGAAGGGGGTTTACGTGAAGTCGGCGGCGGTGGGGGCGTGGGTGGTGGTGACGAATTTGTCGCGGGGTGAGTATTTTCCGACGAATCCGTGGGACCCACTTTGTGGTTTCCAAACAAGGGTTTCCTACAGAGTGACGTATCCGAGGTTGATTTATAGACCTGTTTTCCCCAGAAGGATTTCGGAAAGGGTTGTACAGCGGCGAGGTCATCGTTAGGCGATTCCATGTGTTTTGGGTCAAACATGATCTCGTCTTCTTCCTGCGAATCGTCCGAATAAGAATCTTTAGTACATTTTTCTTCCCGTTCCTTGTTCTCTAGGTACTGGATACAGTTTTTCGTATATGCGTGAAAAGATTCGCTGACAATGTTGTTAATTTGGTAAGTACGGTCGTTTAATAATTTGGAAGTGATGTGTATTATTTTGTCGTGATATTTTTCGAGCGTTTTCCGGTATGCCAAAAATTCGTCGTGTTTTTGGGGATTGGTTTTGGACAAATATTTTACGTAATGGTGGCTGTTCATCAATAATTCCATGGATACTTTATCTACGGAAGATAAACACTCGGCGGTTGGTTCCGGGGTGGTGGGGGGCTCCGTCTCTTTTTCGGCGTCACACATTTGTACTGTATGATAAAAATATTCTATATATGTATACTATACTAATAAATAACATTCATGGTTCTAATTATTCCTACAATTCAACCGTCTAGCTTGGGTGGTTCGAGTTACCAAGGTATTTCCCCCGTTCAATTTGCCAATAACGCCAAAACGGGCGCAGAAGTCATTGATCGCCGCGTTATTCGCAGTTCTTGGAACAACGCTTACGCCACGGGTAATGTGAATAATTACGCGCGTAAAATCGGGCCGTTTCGCGCCGTGACGAACTTGGGAGATTTCTTGGGCAGACAGTATTATTCGTGTGGAGGTTCCAACCAGGTCACGCTGGACCGTTATAAGCGTAAGAACAACGTAGGCGGCATTCCGCAAAACTGTGATACGACCGGGGTGCCGGCGTCCATCTGTAATACCCGGTTTGTGCCCGACAGTTCTGATTATACCCGTTACAAACGTACTCAGGCAGCCAACCGGACTTATAACGACCTTACGTTTGGTGGGGATCAACACAATGCGTCGTATGTCCCCCTCATGGCGGTGCGTAGATTCTAAACGGGTGGCCAATTTTTTTCCCGACATACATTATAGGTTTCGGGAGAACATAGACATGTTTAATAAATATTTAGCTGAATTTCTGGGCACGTGCTTTTTTGTCTTTATAATATTGGCCACGGGGAATCCGATTGCGATTGGCGCGGCACTGGCGTTGGTGGTGCTGGTTACCAAAGATATCAGCGGCGGCAATATTAACCCCGCTGTCAGTGTAGTGATGGCTTCGGTCGGTAAATTGCCCTTGAACGATTTGGTTCCCTATATTTCGGCCCAGGTATTGGGTGGTCTGGTAGCCCTGGAAATTTATAAACGTGTTCAGTTTGCGTAGGTGGACGGGGGTCGGGTTTTCCGCATAATGATGTAGATTTTTAGATCCACATCATGACTCGATGGTTTACATTTTTTGGGGGACCCGGTCCAGCATACGGTACACAACGTAGAGCCCGAGAACCGTGATTGAACCCAAGAAAAATACGGTAATAATATCATCACTTATCACCATGCTTTGTGCGTCAGAATCGTGGTATTTGCGCATTTCGTAAACATCGTCTTCGGTTACATAAGTGGGTATGACAACATTCTCGGGATAGGAAGACCATCCGTAGAACCACCCATCGCTACCGCCACCACCTTCGATGGCTCCACGTGAACCAACGTAACCCCTCCCATGGCCGCCATGTCCTCCGCCTCCGCCGCCATGCCCCCCGCCACCACCGTCATGTCCTCCGCCTCCGCCGCAACTACCGTGGCCTTCTACAAAGGTCTCCATAAAAATGGGCGGGGTTTTCTTTCTCCAGATGTTGTATTCGTTGGTTGAAATGTACCCCGATTCGGTGGTTCCCTTACCATCTTTAATTAGATTTACTTGGACACACGTATTGTCCTTATAACTAGGATCACTCGTAATTTGCTTCGCATTTTGTTTGAGTGCGTCGATATCTTGTAAGGATTGGTAAGCGGAGAACACGAGGCCCGTGTTTTTTGGGTTAGTTTGGTAATAAGACATACCATCTACCACATAATACCTCGATTGAATGTTTCCTTCGGGATCTTGACAGCTCATTCCGGTTTTTTTGATGAATTCGCGGTTCCCTAAAGGTTGGCCGTTGTTTGGTATCTTGGACGCCGGAGAACCGGCGGATTTGATAAGCAGATCATTGTAATCTTGATACCGCTTTAAATTATTTTTAGAATACATCGGGTTCTGTACATTGGGAGAGGTGATACCCATGTCCGTCGGGTTT